AAGAAGGAAATAAATTTACCAAAGCACTTAAAATTGCTAGAGACAAAGATGATGACGAAATGGATGTAGATGGTAAGAAGATTCCAGTGACTGAATTTGTATTGTCATTATTTGATAGAGAAACAGGACAGTTTCCTAAAGGTGAAACAGCAGTCCTTACTGCAATAGAAAAGGATTATGGTGAAGAATATATAAATCCTGCGAAGTCATTTATAGAACGCATAATGGCTACATATGAACAATATACTACACCTCAAGAACCTGTAATTACAGACGAACAACCTACTGGTACTGTAATGGAGCCAACAGTAGCACAAGACGAAGAAATGGAAGAATCAGGCTTACAGTATTATACAGGTGTTAAGAAGCACGGCGAAGAATATATGAAAAAAGCAGCTCAAGCAGGTCGTGATGGAGCTAGCCAGGAAGAACTAGGTAGACTAAAAGACAAATATAGCAAGGCAGAAAAGAATAAGACCACAAAAGAAGCACAAGATATTATGAGATTAGCTGGCTTATAAAAAAATACAATTATTTCAAGAATTTAGCAAAAAAAGGTTGACCTTTGCTAAATAAGACTGTATAGTACAATATAGTGCTGTACAATTAGGCACAATGCAATAGGCAAATTATAGGAGGCAAAAACTATGGCATCATTAGCAGAAATTAGAGCTAAACTTAAAGAACAGGAATCACGCTCAGGTGGTTCACAAGGACCAAGCGGTCCAAACCCAATCTACCCATTTTGGAATATGCAAGAAGGACAAACTGCAACAATGCGTTTCCTTCCTGACGGAGATCAAGACAATACGTTTTTCTGGAAAGAACGTTTGATGATCAAACTTCCGTTTGCAGGTGTAAAAGGTGACACTGCAAGTAGACCTGTACAAGTACAGATACCATGTATGGAAATGTATGGTGAAACTTGTAATATTCTAAATGAAGTTAGAGGTTGGTTTAAAGATCCAAGTCTTGAAGATATGGGTCGAAAATATTGGAAAAAGAGAAGTTATATTTTCCAAGGCTTTGTTACTGAAAATCCACTTTCAGATGACGAGACTCCAGAAAATCCAATTAGACGTTTTATAATTGGACCACAAATTTTCCAAATTATCAAGCAGGCTCTTATGGATCCTGATATGGAAGAATTGCCAACAGATTATACTGCTGGTGTAGACTTCCGTCTTAACAAAACTTCAAAAGGTGGATACGCAGACTATAGCACAAGTAATTGGGCTAGAAGAGAACGTCCACTAGATGATGCCGAAATGCAAGCTATAAACACACACGGCTTGTTTAACCTTTCTGACTTCCTTCCTAAGAAGCCAACTGAAGTCGAACTTAAGGTAATGCAAGAGATGTTTGAAGCATCAGTAGATGGCGAAGCATATGATGCAGATAAATGGAGCAACTACTTCCGTCCTGCAGGAATGCAAGCACGTACAGGTGATCCTAATACAGCATCATCGAACGGTACTGCAACGTCAATGACAGCACCAAAGGCAGAAGCACCTGCTAAGGAGGCTACTGTAGACCCAAAGCCTGAACCTGCACCTGCTCCTAAAGCAGAGGAACCTGCAAAAGCAGAAGGTGCAAATGCTGACGGATCTGACATTCTTGCAATGATCAGAGCAAGACAAAATCAATAAATTCTATGGGGGAGAAATCCCCCATACTAGGCTAACAAGGAGATACTATGGCAAAGGCATTTGATCCGAGTAAGTTTCGGACGCAATTAACAAAATCCATTACAGGAATGAGTGCAGGATTTAACGATCCAACTGACTGGATTTCAACAGGCAATTATGCACTCAACTATCTAGTATCAGGAGACTTTAACAAAGGTGTTCCACTAGGTAAGGTAACAGTATTTGCAGGCGAAAGTGGTGCAGGTAAAAGTTACATTTGTGCAGGTAATATTGTAAAAGCCGCACAAGAACAAGGTATCTTTGTAGTTCTTATTGACTCAGAGAATGCACTTGATGAATCATGGTTACACGCACTTGAAGTTGATACATCAGAAGATAAGCTACTGAAATTGAACATGTCAATGATAGATGATGTTGCAAAAACTATTTCAACATTTATGGATGATTATAGATCTATGGCAGAAGAAGATCGTCCTAAGGTTTTGTTTGTTATTGATAGCTTAGGTATGTTGCTTACACCTACTGACATTGATCAGTTTAATAAAGGCGACATGAAAGGCGATATGGGTCGTAAGCCTAAACAATTGACTGCACTCGTACGTAATACAGTTAACATGATAGGTTCACACAACGTAGGACTTGTATGTACTAACCACACATATGCATCGCAAGATATGTTTGATCCAGATGATAAAATTTCAGGTGGTCAAGGCTTTATCTATGCATCAAGTATTGTAGTTGCAATGAAAAAGTTGAAACTAAAAGAAGATGAGGATGGTAATAAAGTAAGTGATGTACGTGGTATTCGTGCTGGTTGTAAGGTTATGAAAACTAGATATGCAAAGCCGTTTGAAGGTGTGCAAGTCAAGATTCCATATGAAACTGGAATGGATCCTTATAGTGGACTTGTTGACATGTTTGAAAAACAAGGATTACTTGTAAAACAAGGTAACAGACTAAAATATGTTGACTTAGCAGGTAATGAACATCTTGACTATCGTAAACAATGGGTAGGAGAAAAACTCGATTTGATTATGTCTGAATACAGCGAAAAAATTTCGCCTGTGGTAAATACCGCAGATGATGATGTTGAAGAACTAGTCGAAGAAATAATCGAGGAGTAAACTATGGACGAAAGTCAAATCGTTGATATTTGGACACTATTTAAAGAGTACACCGATAAAAAAAATATAGAGATTGCGGCAGAAAGGTATGTTGATTTATTAGCAGACTATGGCGTTGATGATCATACACTTACGCAATGCTTAGGTACTGACCATACTTTAGATGGTGCTATAAATTATTTTCTAGATATTGATGCAGAAAATTACGAAGAAGACGATCCTTGGGACGATGAAGACTAATGGGTTGGTATAGCGAAATATCTCGTGATGTATCTAAGATTCCTGATGCAGTAAAATACTTTGAAAGCGAACTTATACAAGCTCGTGTTGAAGTTAAACTCAAAGGAAATGTTGAACGTGCGGCGGCAGAAATGCCTGGTATTGTTGAACATAGATTTAATCAATTGCAAGAAATTGAAGCTATACTAAACTATTTAAATATTGAACTAAGGCGTCTTCGAAGTTCTTATTTTAAAAAATATTTAGAAAATTATCAACGAGCTCTGTCAAGCCGTGACGTAGAAAAATACGTTGACGGCGAGGCAGACGTAGTTGACTACGAAAAAATAATAAACGAATTTGCATTATTAAGAAATACATGGTTAGGAGTATTGAAGGCTCTTGATCAAAAACAATGGCAAATAACCAATGTAGTAAAATTACGTGTTGCTGGTATGGAAGATGCAACACTATAAATACAAAGGGAAGGATTGCCAATGGAAGATTTTACATACCTAATAGAAAAAATCTATTCTGCTGATTTTACAGAACAACCATTCAAGTTTATATATGTAGAAGATTTTTTTACAGAAGACCATTTTTCAAGAATTACAAATTGCAAACAAATTAGAGTGCCAGAATTTAAGTCCACTGAAGAAATGTGTAGTAGACTTACTGACGAATTCAAATACAAACCTCAACCTTTTCCAGGATGCACAACTAGTGTAAAAAGTTATATCGAATGGTATAACAATAAAGATGTAGGAAAGGGTGTTGCTAATCAAGATTTACTAGAAGGTTATGGAGTGGCATTTAGATTAAAATACTATGAAGATAAAATATTAGAGGAACTTGTAGATTTCTTTAACAGTCAAGCATGGCACAAATGTATAAAAAAGAAATTCAAAAAGACAGGCGAAACTGGTGTAGATACAGCAATACAAAAATATGTTAGCGGATATGAAATTAGTCCGCACCCAGATATTAGACGTAAGTGTGCAACCTATATGATTAATATTAACACACACGACGAAGCTGAAGACTTAGGTTTACATACGCATTTTATGGATTTCCAAGATGACAGAAAATGGATATTTGAAGAATGGAAAACAAACACATCCAAAGATACATGTTGGGTACCGTGGGATTGGGCTAAAACATCTTTTGAGCATTCAAAAAATAATTCAATAACAATGTTTGCTCCTGATTACAATACATTACATGCTGTTAAATTAGATTACGATCATACTAAATTACAACGCACACAGGTATATGGCAACCTATGGTATAAAGGAGATAGTATACCCAAAGTTGCAAAAGCAAATTGGAAAAGTCTACATGCAATACAAACGTAAAGAAGACAATGCTATATTTCCTTATTTGCAGAAAAAATTAAAACCACAAAAAATGATTATAGATATCGGTGCAAGAAAAGGAAATTGGTATAAAAACATTGCTAAGTTTTTTCCTGACAGCGAAGCACATTTATTTGAACCAACACCCAAAATTGTAAGTATAATCAAACCTAAATTTAAAAAAGCCACACAGCATGTTCATCAG